ATCACTATTCCTACCAATACAAAAAAGGCATATATTCCAGGGAAACTTAAATACACTTCTCGCAAAGCGTCATTCGTACAAAATGACAAGAAAAAGGCTAGCCACACAAATGTTAACGTACTCGTCATAATCTGCTTGTAGTACAAATACTTGATATCCCACAGCGCATACACGATCGCGATCGTGCCAACTACAGCTAAGGCGAAAATAAAAGGTGGGTCATCTAAAACTGAAAGTGGGCTATGATCCCAGTCAAAAATCCCGGTCGATCGCTTAACGATAAAGAAAAGCGCTAGAGAATAAGTCTCCAGCGCCTTCAATAGCCAAAATCTATTCTTTTTGATATTTTTTAACATTTTTATCCCTTCTTACCGCCCGCCCACCACTGCTATAAATTTATTGTAAGTAGATGGCTTTGTAGCCATCAAACGCCGAAAAATCAGAGTTCAATTGATCCGTCCCGTAAACATCTTGTCATAATCTGATTGAGCGAAAAAGCCTACTGTTACAAAATCTTTTACATCTTGCTTAGTAAATAGCCCTAAATCAAAATATAATTTCACTGTGTTGTAATCAAATAACATGTTATTGTACCCCCTTATTGTTCAAAGCAGTTTGAGCCAATTGTTTAGTTAGCACAGCAATCGTTTTTGAGTTTGCAGCGATATTTGCTTTCATCTTCGCTAGTTCAAGCATATATTGTGCTTCTTGCTTTTGACTTTCTGTGATTGCTGGAACATCGTCTGGCTTTTGCTGTTGCTCATACTTTTCTTGAAATTCTTCTTTAGTCATCGGCACCCACTCCGTCCCGTTCCACGTAGGTGCATACATACCAGTGCCGTCAGTGTTCACTGGTGCGATCGTTGTTGCATTTTCTGGTACTGGTGTCCCGTCAGCGATCACATCAGTATACGCAAAGCGCTTAGTATCATCAAAATAATAAATCAACATCTAACTTCCACATCCTCTCTAGTTGTATAAGATACCTGCAAATTTAATATCCATTCCGCCATTATTCCACTCACTACCACGAGTGTAGATGGTAGCAACTGCTTTGTCTGGTTTAAAATCAACATCGAATTGTTTTGCATCGTCAGAGATACGTCTACCAACTCCAAAAGAGGCAAACTTCGTAAAACCGCCTAAATATGATTTTGGAATAGATACAGCTTCTTTAAACGTCCAACCTTTCGACGTGACATTTCCGATATAACTTTGAAAATAGATGATCGCAAAACTATCGAATTTGAAGATGAGACCCCTGCAATTATTACTATCAACATTAAAACCATTGAGCGCTGTAAACTGTTCTTTTGGAATTTCTACTACACTACCGTTCATGCGTTCAAGTTCAGCTTTGACCTTATTGAAATTTTGTTGGATCGCCTCTGGTCCACCATTCATACCAGTCACGATCGTTTCTAACGAGATAGCCATAAACTATCAACCTCCTTTATTATTCATTCCGATCAAGTCTTTCTGTTTCGTCATTGATCCGTGTTGCGCGCAAATTACGTGGTGCTGTCACTGTGGTTGGTTGTGGATTCGTTTGCGGTGGTTCAACTGAGTCAGTCGATACTTGATGCTGGCCGTTGCCAGCCAATGCTCGTTGATCGTCAACGTCTCCTAGATCGATACGTAACGTCTTGTAGCCATCGATAAGATACCAGTAGCCGTGTTTATACTCGACTGTACCGTGCATTGAATATACAGTTGGCAGATGGATTACCACAGTATTCAAATCTGGATAGTCAACTTGTGGCGCTACGCTGGTAAAATTCGTTCCACCAAAAGACCCACTTGGGCCACTGCCTAATCCGTTAGGCTCCGTCCCGATAGCGTATTCGTAATACAAAATACTTACTATCGGGTTTCGATTTTGATTGTGTTTTAATGTAATCGTAAAACCAGCAGGAACGTATGACGCTAGCAAGCTTTCAATGTATTCCAACCTATTATCAAGTGTTGTGTAGGTACCATACCTATTCGAGTTGCGTGCCAAAATAACTTCACTATCAGCAGTCGCGTTGGCAATCACTTGCAAGAATTGTTTTTCTACATCTACTTGACGATTTTCCACCTGCTCTTGTCGATTGACTAACTCGATTTTTAAGTCATTCATTAGACGCTTAAATTCTTGCTCGTCATTGATAAGATACTGTGCGATACGCGCTGTATAGATCGCCCATTGAGCTAACGTCTCGCGTACGTCCTTGCTGTACATTTTTTCACGCAGCCAAGTGGCCACTATTTGAGCCACTTTCTCAACATCGCCCACCGAAATATCACGTTGAAGCTTTTTTAAATCTTCTTGTGTGATCGGTGTGTTATCTCGATAAGTCACTTTCTCACTTCCTTTCAGTTAAGATAAGCCTTAAATTTATCACTAGGTTCTGTGTTCATATCAACGTTACCAGTGATCCCAGACACTCGACCTTTACTTGTGTATTGCCACAGATCATAAGGATGTGTAGGCTTCGTACTATTGTCGATAGAACCATCATTTTGTCCGTAACTTGGAATCCAGATTGCACCAGCTCTCGCCGTATTCAAGTTAAAACTATCATACAGATGGTTTGCTATATATAGCACTATTTTGTTGTCCGGTACACCTAAAGCATTCAATTGAGACATAAACGCTTCGATCCCGGCTCGCATCTGAGACACATTGCCACCCATTTCAGTGCTTTCAACATCGATTGCATAAAAAACAGGTTGCTGCTTGTTAGCAACAACCCGCTGTGTGCGCTCAAAGAAGTCTCTAGCTTCTTGTTGTGCATCTGCTGTCGATGTGCCACGAAAATAAGCATACACTGCATATTTACCACCAGCAGAGATACATTTTTGCAAGTTCTCCATGTACTTCAAATCTTGGTGCGATGATCCATCTTGAATTCTGATGATGCTCAAAGTCACGTCATCTCTGACAACACTATTCCAATCGATCACACCTTGCCATTCTGACACATCAATGATTTTTCCGATGTGCTGTGGTTGTGGTGTTTGTCCATTGAACTTGTTTTCTAGTTCTTTGATTGCCTCCTGCAGATCCTCGATTTTTTGTTGAGATGAATTATATTTGCTATTCCAATCGCTCAAGACTTCTTCTTGAGACACAATAAACTTTTTAAGATCTGTCACACTTCGCAAAGATTTTTGGATTTGAGCTTGATAACTAGTCAAGTCAAACGGCTTCTCTGCAATAGTTAGATTGGATTCGTGTGGTTTAGCTAGATCTATCTGTTTTTGTGTGACTCTTAGCAATTGCGATTCAATCAAGCTAGGATTAATGAACATATAGCGATCAGATACCCTGAAGCTTGCATATTCTGGTAATTCTAAAGCCGATATCGTCCATTGGGTATTTGTAGCAGATTGTGAAGCGATCCACTCTTTTGCCTTTCTGAGCAAGTTTTGAGGCTCATGTACATCGTCCCAAGTTTGCGTACCATTGATCACTCCAAATTCTTTTTGGAGCTCAGGAATATCAAGATAGTCTCGTCCACCATTGACATCTGATATAGTTACTCTGGGTCTTGCTCCAGTGGTTGTAGTTTCGTTATTTTGTGCTTCAATCTGCGCCCCCAAAGGAATTAAGCGCGTTATCACTTTTGTTGGATCCATGATAACACTAGCGCTCTTCAAGTTCTTACCGATCTTAATAGGTGTATCATTTATGTGATCTTTGCCTGGATCAACTACATAATCAATGTAATTTTTTCCATTCAAGTATTCGACACGCAAGAAGCCACCTAACCTTGTCAAAAGCTTTTCTTTGATCGTATCTCTAGTATTTACATAGTCAACAAATCTATAAACGTTATCAGTAGAATTAGTAACATCGATCTTTCGAACTTCAAATTTTTTCCAGTCTGGCACGGTTGCGTTATGAACTCTGATCAGCATTTTAAAAAATCTGCTGGTGTTGTGTTATGAACCTCAGCAAAGCGCTGAATACTATCTAAAAGATAGCTTTCGATCGATTCAAACACATATTCTTGCATGAACATCCCACTATTTTCCATTGATCTAGTGGGTTTCAAAGCTCGGCCACGAAAGATAAGCTCATTGTCGTTATATACTTCAACGTGTGTGTGCATTGGTCTGACGTTATTGAACAACTTGTTGGCTGGGTTCACCTTCAAAGTAAGATCGTCTATCTCGCTTTCTTTCAAAGTCAGCTTGCCACTTGATACATGCCTTCCAATTCGCGGATCATGAATGATATATCCATTTTTGTCAGTTGGCTCATCATAAGCGATAATGCGATACATCATATCATCTCCTCACGTCTAAATTTGAAATAGATGGTTCCTTCACCCGCAAGCTCAAAATAATTTTCGAAGCGTTTTAGTACTATCTCAGTATTGAAGGCATTGCTCTGATTGAGTTGTAGATCGATACCTTCGCCTCTGACCCAAACATTTCCTGTAACTTCGACCTTGCATGTTGCTGCTCGCGATCCTATGTTGATCAAGACTATCTTTTGAGTCTCAAAAACATCAAATTTGACTTCTTGAAATACCCAATGCTCAAATTCTACGTCATCCCAAATATCAGATCCTTCGTAGTTTTTTGAAAAAGCAAAAGGATAACAATTAAAAGAGATAGTCGCTACTAGTGTTTGATACTTGTTGTCATCTGAAACTGTCACAGATTGAAATTTACCACGCCAAAAATAAGCTTCGTCATGAGTATCATATAGATTGTCTATTTTTGTTGGCACTAGCAGGCGCTTTATATCATGCTCGATCATTTTGCGATCAGCATAAGGATTAGAAACTACCTTAAATTTGTACGTGATCACACGATTATCAAAATAACGCTCATCATTTAGAACAGAAAAATCATAATTACCTTGCATATAAGGCAAAGTCTCAACGATCACTTTCTCGCTAGGTGATGGTGCATCACGCTCTAGCAACCACCATCCTAACTCTCTTGAATCGAACTCACCAAAAACAAGCCCTTCTGTGATCAATTTTTCTTGATTTTCCATGACTGTTGGTTGAGTATCTGTAAATTCATATCCCATTATGACCACCTCGACTTGTTTTGAATGTCTTCACCAAAAGCTGTGTTAAATAGATCCTTCGTATGTCCTACGACTTCGCCAGTATCTAAAACGACAACTTGATCCCGATTTAAAATTCTGCGCAAAAGATCGTTAGTCGTATCAAACGAGCTTAATTTCAGCTCACTCGTACTATTCATCGTTACTGTGCTATCTGTTAGCGTGTCTGGCATCAAGATCTTAAAATCATTCACTTTAGAGCGGATATTTGAGATCATATTACCCATCGCTTTTGCAGCGACATCTTCATTTTCTGTGATCCCAACAGCAACACCTAAGCTCAAAAACTTACCAACTTCATCACGCATCAATCTCGATGGAGAATGGATCTTCGCTACTTTTTTGGCTTCTGCATTAACGCTTGCTACTAAACTAGCCATAGCGCTGACTGCTGCACCAGTATTAGAACTGATACCCGAAGCAACACCTGCAGCTAATTGCGATCCTGCTGAGCGCATATCCCCAACACGTCCACGAACACCAGCAGCCGCATGATAGCCTAGGGTGTCGCCCGCATCTCTGACATCACCTTTACGACTAGCGACGCCTCTTGCAGCATGATATCCCAAAGTATCGCCTGCGTCTTTAGTATCGCCCTTACGTCCACTGACACCCTTAGCAGCGTGATAGCCTAATGTGTCACCAGCGTCTTTCATGCTCGATTTCTTGCTTTGAGTCCCTTTGACCGAACTTTCAGCTAACTGCGTACCTGCATCTTTCGCTTCTGATTTCTTCTGCTGCAACCCTTTATTATAGTTATCAGCATTTTCTTTGCCAGCGCTTGAATGCTTAGAACCGTCTTTAGCTCCTTCGCTTGATTGTGTAGCTAGATATTTACCAGCCCCTTTGAAGTCGCCAGCTTTTAATGCTTCGATGAATTTATTCTTACCTTCATCGCCTTTTGCAAACATACCAGGCGGTAAAGTGTTAAGGCCATCAGTCCCATCTTTAGCAATCGCAGCCGAAATTTCGGCAGTTGAGGCTTTACCCGTTGATAATGCTTGAACTAAATTATTAACACCTTGTGTACCACTCTGTTGCAACATCAAAGCAAAAGCTTGCATTTGTTGTCCTGTATCATTATTCATTTGAACAAATGACAGGTACATCGCTTGCAATTGCTCAGCAGTAACATTTGACATGCTCTTCAACCCGTTTGACCAGGTATCAAATGTCAGTTTAGAACCATTAGCGATCGCCATGTTCATTTCATTGCCAAATTGCAACTGCTGGTTTAGCATTTGTTGATTATGAGCTTCTTGTTGCGTGATCTGTTGTTGTAACTGCGCTTTTGTTGTCTGATCTTGAGCATTTGCTAACTGATCCTTTAATTGCTTGATCTTTTCTTCACCTTGTTGGATCTGTTGCGATCGCAATTCATAGTTAGCTTGCAAAGTAGTTATAGTTGCTTCACGCTCTTGCTGATTTAGCTTTTCGCCATTTTGCAGACGTGTCATTTGAGCATCAACGAAGATTTGATTTTGTTCCATCAACTTCTGCTTGATCGCATTATTTTGCTCTGTCAACATTTGAACTTGATCTTCAGTCATTTCAGTTCCATCACTGAAACGTCGCTCTTTTAATTGACGATCCAAGTCAGATGTGATGTTTATCAAATTCTTACCGTTTTCTTGCGTTGCTTGAGCTAATTGCTGGTTAGCCTCGTTGACCGCTTTGATACGCTCTTTGCCCGTCTTATCTTCAGCTTTTGTGATCGCTTCACGGTACTTTTCTGATGCTTTTTCTGTGTTTTGTTGATACTGATCAAGTGTATTGTTTACATCTGTCAAGAATTGCTTTGTCTTGTCAGATACACCTTCAGTGTTGATCAGATCGCTAAATTTCGCTTTTGAATTATCAAAAGTCTCTTTCATCGACTTAGCAGATTTAGAGACACTATCAATAGATTTCTCTAGTTGCTTAGTTGAAGTTGTCGCTGACTCTGAACTTGATTTAGCGCTATCTCCTGCTTTGCCAAGCTGAGAAAATGAATCATAACCAATTTTTCCTGCATCAGCAAAAGCTTGGCCCATATCTTTAGCAGCGTTCATTGCTTGACCTAGATCCTTTTTAGCATCTCCAGCGGCCTTGCTTGCGCCTTTAAAGTTTCCAGTCATCAACAAACCTAACGCCTTAAATGCGTTTCCGCCTGCTGTTACTAGTTTTACTAGACCAACCAACACATCAGCAACCAACCGCAAAGCTGTCGCTAATGCGATCGCACTTACTACCAGAGCTCCGATAGCTAAAGCACCAACAACTTTCAAAATGCCACCTAAAATGCTCCCAATTGGCTTCAGAGCTTCCAAAACGCCCGTTACTGCCGGCTTCATTGAGTCAAACATTGACTTAATACCGCCAATAGCAGTCTTTACGACACCTTGAATATTCATAAAGTTACTTGACCAAGCCATGTAAATAGCTGTGGCCACGACTGCAACGCCTGCTGCAATTACAGTTAATGATCCTAAACTAGTGCCTAAAGCAGTAAATGCTCCAGTAGATGTTGTAGCGGTGGTTGTTAAATTAGCTATCGTTTCTCCTGATGCACCCATTCGTCCTAATAACGCAGCGTATTTTGTATCAAGTACGGCGGCTGTATTTCCTAAACCGACATATGCTTGCTTCAAGCCGTTTATAGCGCTTTGCGGGTTCTTACCAAAATTGATCAAACTTCTAGTAGCGCTACCTGCTTTGCTTGGAATACCAGCAAGCGCGCTACCAACACCTTTGATCTTAGAACCCATATATTCAGCACCACTTGCCGATGTTGCCATATTCAAGAAATGGTTCAATCCCGATACCGCTTTTTTAGAGCTGTTATACACTCTGCCAAAAGCAGTAGAAATGATACCTTGCTGCACGCTCATGACAGACCCAGTCATTCCTAAACCAGTTCTAACTAATGAGAGATCTGCTTGCAACGTTTCAAGAAATGCGATCGTCTTAGCACCACCAGCACCAATACCTTTGAATGTTTCTAAAGCTAAAAAAGCTGGTAAAGCGACCTTCAAAGCACTCGTCACTGTTTCGATCGGTGGTAACATTTCAATGAATGTTTTAGCAAATTGAATACCCTTATCGACAGTCTTTTGGATCTGTGCTTGATTTTTTTGAAGATAATCGTTAAGATCACCGATCTTGTCTGTGACTGCGTCCACTGCACCTTTTAGAGTCCCGCTAAACGTCTGCTCAATGATGATAGATAAACTTTCCAACGATCCAAAAAACTGTTCTACGGAACTCTTCAAGTCATTTTGCATCGTTTTAGCCATATCAGAAGCAGCGCCATCTGAATTTTGAAGTTTACCAGTCAGCTCATCTAAAGCGCCTGAACGTTGAGATAATAAGACATTGACCGCACGTCCACCTTGAACGCCATAAATCTCAGAAAGGTAGTATTGCTTCTGCTGGTCTGTCATGCCTTCTAGTTTTTCTCTCAACTCACTCATTTGTTGAGCTAACGGTTTCATCTTCCCAGATGAATCGAAGGCGCTATATCCTAATTGTTCCATCGCTTTTTTAGCTTCGCCACTAGGATTTTGAACTCTTGTCAAGGCCATAGCAAGGTTAGAACCAGCTTCTGAGCCTTTAATACCCGCATTGGATAGCAAACCGATCGCAGCTGCAGTTTCTTCTAAGCTTAAGCCCGCAGTATGCGCTTGAGGTGCGACCATCTTAAGTGCTTCGCCCATGTCTTTAGCTTCAGCATTAGTATCAGCAGCGGCACGCGCAAATACATCAGCAACGTGTGCAGACTGATCAGCTTCTAAACCAAAACCGTTCAGAGCGGTTGCAGCATATTCAGCAGCTGCACCAACATCACCGCCGGAAACAGCTGCAAGGTCCATTACCCCGGGAGTTGCCGCCATAATCTGGTTAGCATCAAAACCAGCAGAAGCCAAAGCTTCCATACCTTGTGCTGCTTCTTTAGCGCTAAATGCTGTGTCTGCACCAAGTTTGATAGCTTGATCATTCATTTTCTTTAACTCTTCAGCATTTGCACCAGAAATAGCACCAACGCGTGACATTTGATGCTCAAAGTCCATACCTGTTTTTAATGCTGCCACACCAAGTGCCGTCACACCGATCGCAGTCGCTTTAACAGCTTTAGAAACGTTGTTAGAAGAACGAGCTAGTGCATCAGTAGAACTTAGAGATCCTTTCGCAAGTTCATCATTGAATCGCTTGTATACAGCAGTTGCTTCTTTGAATGCTGCTACATAATTACTGATATTCGCTTTTAAACTGACCTGTGTATCATATTCCACTGTTTGCACCTCTCTTCCTTCTGTACTCTTCTAAGCGTCTTGCGATCCTTACTAGATCTTGATCCATGTGCGCTTCGTCTTTTTGTGGTTGATAAACTTGCTTGATCGCTTTTTCGTAATCAAAGAACTTATTAAATTCACGGTAGACAAGCTTGCCATCTTCATCTGTCGCTTGAACGCACATAAATTGCCAGGCAAGATCACGACGTTCAAAAGCACGATCTACTTGTCGCAATCTAAAAGCTAGCATTTTCAAGTTATACTCGTTTAGCGTCATTTTATTAACTTCATCTAGTGAAGCCATGCCTAAATATCTAAACGAGTTCAACACTATTGTTTGATAGAATTTTGAACTTTCTCTTGCGCCTTTTGTTGTTTCTTGGTGATTTGAGCCATCACTTGTTCGTAGTTTCGGATCAGTGGTTTGGTCTGACGTTGCTTCTTGAATTCTTTTAATAAAAGATCGAAAAAATTAGTATATTCACGCTCTGTCTTAAAAGAATCTACCCAGCGATCAAACATTTCTTCAGTGAGTTCTAACTCTGGTTGCAAGGCAGCGTGCATCGCTTCGTATAGCGCATATGGATTCGGTGAATGTAACCGAGCGTACAACGAAGTGACACCAGTCCCAAACTCGACTGCACCTTCGATTTTATGTGCTTGGTCCAACTCACGAACAAAGCCCACACCAAAATTCAAATCATACATTTCACCATCAATTTTTACTCGCATTCTTTAACTTTCCTTTCTTTAAATAACAGCCGCCGACATAGTCCATAGTCTATTGTGATTTTCTAAGGCGACTTAAGATCACTTAGCCAGTAACTTGTACTTGATTTGTATCTGCGAACGCATATTGGATCGCAGATTGTTGTTCTTGCGTCAATGTTGCTTCACCTTCGACCGGCAATTGGTCAACGTTCATCGTTGTCTTGATTTCACCCAGCTTACCGATCTCAGAAGGCACTTCCCAAGATTGAAGATAACCTCGAGCGTACATAGCGCCATACTTATTGTCCGCACGCTTGTCAGCTAAGTTGATATCCCATACTTCCAGCATTTTTGATTTAAGTACAGCATCACGTAACATTTCGTTCACTTCGTCTAAGCTAGAAATAGCTTCGATTTCTAACGTAGCTGATGCTGTTGCTGGTGAGTTGATATTCCCGTCCTTAGTCTCAGTCGAGTCTGACTTTGCTTCATACTTCCAAGTGTGCTTTGTTTGAAGGGCTAACTTTGCGCCTCCCTTTTTAGTACGTTCTTCGAATAATCGAAAAACTAACACACGATCCTTACCGTAAACGGGCGTCACTGTGTCTGCTTTTACCATTTAAATCCATCCTTTCATCCTACGTAATCTAGTTCAATATCAATAACTTCATGCAATAGTGTTTGACCGGTGCTTTTATCCTGCATGATCGTCACTCCACTAGTGGCATAGCCCACACTGTATCTATTTGCCACTCGCAGTCGCTTCACTTCTTCTACAAGCGCAAGTCCGATATCAGTCACTTGTTTACGATCGTCATTTCTACCGTAAACATGGAGCGTGATCCTGCTCGTTCCTGTCAAACACTGCGATTTATTTTCTAAAGGAGTTTGAAATTGCTCCCCTAGATAGACAAAAGGATATGCAACGTCGTCATCTGGTAGATAATCATATGTTGCATATCCCAATCTCTCTGATAACTTAAAGATTTCATCAAAGATTGCTTGTTCTGGCGTTTTATCTATCATTGAATGCTTTTCACCAGCCTTTCAATGTCACTGATAAAGACGGGACGCACTTCATAAAACGCTGGCCGAATATGTGGCGTACCTGGTTGGAATCTCGTCCCGTATTCTTGATACGGCGCATATTCGGCATCGCTTGATACGATCGCAGCAAACATTGTACTTTGAAGCGAGAAATTCAAATTGATATTTCGTTTCAAGAAACCTGTATCAACTGGTGCACGTTGTTGCGCTCTAGTCTGCAAAGTAGCGCCGTTCTTTTTGACAACATCAACAACCTTGCTACTAACTGCCACATTTCGTCTTAAGTAGGCCTCGAATTGCGAATTACCACTAACAGTAACACTAATTCCTGCTCCCATCGCCATCCCTCCTTAAAACTAACAACTGACTCTGTTTTACTAAGCTTTCTTTGACAAAGAAATATTTGTTTCCGTTTATCAAATAATACGAGCACTTTTTCAAGTATGGTCGTTTCATGTGCACGATCACATCAGTCGTCTTAAGATCACCAAAAAGCAATACCGATTTAGCAATGCTAGGCGATGTGACATTGCAAGGCAAAGTGATGCTAGTTTCTTTCTCGCTAACTCGTTTTCCGAGCTCTGGATCATACCTTGCACGTTCTAAGGAAACGAACGTAATCTTGTCTTTATACTGCATCAGTAAAAATGAAACCTCCTTTTGTTAGCGTCATTTTTAGCTAGCCAATCTTGAATGTCATCCAAAAAAGGCGCTAGATCATCAGTTTCGTAAGTAGCACTTACATCTGACTCACTTGCGCTCTTTTTACCTTCATCGTTTACACGGTTAAATCTTGAGATAGACGCTTCAACAACGATATAATTTAGCTCTTTTGGAATCTCGAACAGCTCGCCACCGAGCTTCGCTAATAAGCGATCTGTGATAACTGCAATGATGCTTTGTAGCAATTCATCTTCGCTATCGTCATGAAAGCCCAAGATCTGTTTTACATTCTTTAAAACGTCCATTTCAATTAACCTTCACCAACACTTTCACTGATAGTTGCGACAACGACCTTCGTATCATCATACAAGTATGCTGTGTAGTGTTGATCAGCTGTCATGATCGTGATCTTCTTAGTGATATCACGATCTGTTTCGACTAAGATATCACGTTTTCGAATCAACTTGACCGCTGGCGATGTTACATCTGATTTAACAAATAAAGCTTCTGTGTCGCCTAATTTCTTAGAACGTACAACTTGAGCACCTAGTACGTCAAAATACGTGCCTCGGATCATCGCATTTGCGATCGTGTCAGATCCAGCATGATTTTTTAGTGCATCCATGCGGATCTTCGCGGCATTCGCTGGTGAAACAACAGCTACAACAGTACCTTCCGTTTCATCGTTAAAGACATCTAACGCTTTTTGAATACCTTCCACAGTAGGTTCAATAGTTACTCTTTGAGTACCTTTCTTGATTGCTTCTAAGATATCATCATCTACCTTGTTGGCAATAGCTAAGCCTAATTGACGTGTAGATTCTTTTAGCGGTTCGCCATTTGCCGATAGCAACGCTTCATCAGTGATCTGTGTACCCTTAGCGGCCTTTTTGATTTTAGCTGATGCACTCTTTGTGCCGAGTTTATCTAATGGAATCGCTTGACCTTCGCCAACATCTTTAGCATCACCGATATACGTAAATTTAGGGTAGGTGATAGTATCACCAGGTTTCCCTTTTAAATTGTCATCAACTTGTGCTAAAGGTGTAAATCGCAAAGCCTTTTCCAATGAATAAGACACCATTGGTGCAAGCACCTCCGGGTTGATCATATCTTGCATTTGAGTCAATGTATCTGCCATTTTATCTTCCTCCTAATAATTGTTTAAATCGTTCTGGATCTTCGTTGTGAAGCTGTGTGAGTTCTTTCATGCTCAACTGTTCAATATTTGAATAAGTCTTTGTTTCCTTCGAGCTTTCAACACTTTTCGGCGTCTTACCAGCAAGCAATTCATTTGCTACTTGTTCTCGAATTCGATTAGCAAAAGCTGTTAGCTTCTCAACATTAGTTTTTGTGGTCTCAGCATCGTTTGAAACCACTAAGGCTAATTCATCTTCAGTTGCAGTAACGCCACTCTCAGCGAACATTTTGCGGGCCACAGCCTGCATCTTCATTTGCGCTAACTCATTTTCTGCTTCTTGCGCTCGTTTATTAGCTTGTTCTAACTCATAAGTGCGCTTTTGTTCTGCATTCATCTTCGCTAACTTTGTAGCTTCCTTTACAGCTTCAGACTTAGCTTCACTGATCTTTTTTTCTTGTTCACGATCAGCGCGTTCCATTCGTTTTCGCACGATCTCGTTCACTTCTTCTTGTGTGAACAACTTTTCTTCCTTGCTTTCTTCTTGCTCCGTTTCTTCAACTTGTGCACTAGCTTCAGTCTCGGTAGCTTCTTCAGCAAAATATTGCAAATCAAGTTTCATATCTTACACCTCATTTTGAGTCTGGTGGACTATTTACTCACGATCGTTCTTTAACGCCTGCGATCCCGGAAAAAAGGCAAAATAAAAAGCACCCAACTTACGCTGAATGCTACTTATAATTATTATGGGTCTATACAATACATCCCTTAGGAACTTTTAGTTCAATTTTTTTATTAGTCAGCAAAGCTTCAATAAGCTTCTCCCGCAATTCTTCTTCAGTCGCAGACATATACATTAATGGAAGGGGTTCATGAAGCTTTTCAAAATATAAATCTAAAAGCTCAGATAGACTTTTTCGATTTAAAAGATATCTTTTTAGCATTCTATTTCCTCCTAGAACTCATTTCTTTTACTATATTGTCAACAAATTCAGTACTTTTAGGAACTATCTCCCTTTGAAACTCATATGCAATAGGATTGTTTATAGCCGAGGCAATCGTGTTCGCAAAAAATTCACTTGCAAACACATGATTACTATCATAATAGCCTTGATAATGTCCAAACTGTAGTGGCATATCTATTGCCCCACCATAAACATCAGCTATATAACCTGTTTTCTTTACATTTTCTTTTGAAAAAAGACCATGATTAAGGGAAACTGCGAATGTATTACTAGTTCTTTTAGTATCTTTCAACTCTGGATAATTAATGGCTAAATATTTCTCTACTCCCTCGACTACCTCTATTTTAACATTTTTTCCCAGGCCATTACCACTTAACACATTTGAAACATCAGCTATACCATGTGCTACCTCATGATACACCAAATCGTATCCCTTTTGATGAGGAAACTCAAGAAATGAACTCTCTCTCAAATGGATTTTTTTATTTACAGGGTCATAGTAATTACTATCTTTTGTTTTGGCAATATCACCAGCAATCTCAACCTTATCCTTGTACATCGCAAAAAGCTTCTGATACTGTTCTGGCGCTTTAGACAATCTGTAAGCATATTCCTTAGCTCGTTTCTCGCCTAATGCTTGGACGTTTTTATCTGAAACAAATCTCTTTACGATCGCATCAATATCACTTGGGTAATCATGAAAGACCTCTTTAGGCTCATTTTTTTCTTTCTTGCCAAACCATTTTTCAAATATCCCTGGAGCAAGATTTTCTTTATCTACCCAATATGCTGCTTTACTACAACGACATCTCGGGTGCTTGGGTATCATCGGTGCGTCCATAACTGGATATACACCGATACCATATTCAGTTCTACGTTCTGCTATCTCTAAGCAATATTTGCATGCAGTTGGTTCGGCTATCCATTTACAGAACTTAAATCCATTAGCTCTAAACGATCGCATAGTTGCTTCGTCTTGCACACGAGCAGTCTCTGTGATCACTAAGTTTTCGATGACTGCCGTAGCATTTTTGACTTCTTTTGCTACATTCGCTCTCAAGTTAGCTATTAGCTGTGTTGGGTTAGTACCCTGGATCATAGCACGGCTGATAATAGTGTCTAGTTTTACTTTTAAGACACTTTGATTAACCCACAGTCTATCAGACCAAACAGCACCATGAAAGCTAGCAGACGCAACTACACGAGCATTTTTAGCTATCTGCACGTTATTGTGTTTTGATAAAATACCCGATTGACGTTTTACTTCATCAATGTATGACGATTCCAAATAATCGCTCATCGCCCTTTGCTCTTGATTAGTAACTTTTGTCAGCTCTAAACCAACTTGAGCTTTTAGATACTCTAAGCGATTGATCTTCATCGTTGCGTTATACAACTTCAAGCGCTCATTTGCTTCTTTACTGAAATCTTTGTTCTCGACTAGCTTTTTAGCAGTCTTTTCAAATACCTGCACATCGTTAGCTTTTATCTTTTTGATAGCATCGCTCATCGTCAAACCTGTGTCAGTCGCATACTTGCTATAAAAAGAATTGATCTGTGTCTGAATATCATTAGCTAATTGATCGTAACGAGCTACCATCTGTTTAAGATATTCTTGATCTTTTTTAGTACGCTTAGCGATCCACTCCTGTTCGCGTCGTTCCCAATAATCATTCTTGTTTTTCATTGTGATCTACACCTTCAAACTGATAACTTGCAGGGTTGTTTTTGACTGCATTATCCAGCGCTTCACTCTCTTCTTGACGCATAAGTTCCATTTCTTCTTGTGGATCGTCAACTAGACTTGGTAATGCTTTTAGCTGTGTTTGCTTAGATATGATACCTTCTAAGTTTTTAGCCACATTAGCTTCGAGCTCGATGTTCTTCGGTAAGTTTCGTGTGAAGGTGATCTTCAACTCGTTCACAGGATCATCAATAGAACCTGTTACCATGTCCTTGAGCTGACCTTTCAAACTCTTTTTCAATTTCAAGAACTCAAACACAACACGATACATTTTTCTCAATGAGATAACGAATTTTCGTTCTTTAACTGCAGCTAGCGATCGCATTGCTTGCATTTTAAGCTCAATAGAATAGCCAGACTGATTGTTTCCAGTCGCATTAATGTCATCTAAATTAGTGACCATCGTAGTTTGAAACAGGTTTCTGACAAGTCTATTCAACAAGTTTTCTTGTGTGCCATCCCCGTTGGGACGTTCTAAAAACTTTGCATCACTATCACCCGCAGCAATTGCGATCACTCGATTATCAGACATATTTTTAATGACTTCTTCATCAAGATCTCCACCCTTAAAAAATAAATAAGCGTCTGCAATAGCATCAGTGTCATTTGCTTTTTGACTGATCGCTTTGTTGATCGCATTCATCACAGAGATAGTTGAATTGTCATACAGTGGTAAACGTTCATCGTTTTCCATGAATTCAATTGCTGGAACTTTACCAAGTGGATTGGCTTCACTTTCGCCTAATTCAAAATCATTGTTAAACGGGATGGATTCATTATCTGAGTGAACTTCACCAACAAACTCATCATCTTTATTTTTTGTATAACGCACAAAATACATCGGTTTATGACTTACAGAGTCATCGTAGATAATAAACGAATTCGTAGGCGCTGAAATAGTAGCTCTTAGCTGAGCACCTTCATCACGATATAGAAACATATAAGCTCTGCCATAGATAGAACAGAGCTTAGCTAAATCGCTTATTTTATCTGGAACTGAACTTAGATTGTTGAAGCTTTGAAGCTCGTCATTTTGCTTCTCGTCTTTCAACCCGATCTGTGGCGCTACACCAGCAAAGAAACCGTTAAACACATTTACCAGGTACTTAGCAAAATTAATTGCAATTCGGTTATCTGGTTTGTTCAACGGTTTCTTAGGTTCTTTTTCGATGTCATATCTACCCTTGTACATCTCCATGTTACGACGATAAGTTGAGCTTATTCTTTCATTTTCTTTAACAAAAGCTTCCAGGTCGACTGAAGTCAACTGTTCATCTTGTGGAAATAAAAATATGTCATTTTCTCCTACCATCCCTTTTCCATCCAAAGCCATCTTATCGCCTCCTAAATTTGAATGTTGAATGTTTTGATCTTCGGTGTTGCTTGACCGTTGATCTCTTCAACTGCATATCTGATTGCATCGATGCAGTGATTGTAGCTATCAACTGGTTTGTTGATATATTCATTGGTTTTCCTATCTTTTTGATAGGTGTAGTTTTCTAATTCTTCGATCAGCTTTACACAACGATCGTCAATAACTAACTGATACTGTTGCAAGAAACTGATCCCTTGAATAACAGAGTCTGGGCCTTTTTTTGCTGGTCTAACCCTTGCTATTCCATCGCGTTTTAATTCTGCGATCGATTTTTGTTCAGCAGCATCAGCAGTAATCACTTCTTTTGAATAGCCCATGTCAGTGATCACCTTAGATATTTCATTATTGAGCATTCCTTTTTTCGTATACTCTTCAAGGGCGTATAGAATCTTATTCTTCTGATCAACTTTTACGTGAACGAATGCACTTGGGTCATTAACAAAACCGAAGTCTAAGCCAAAATAACTTGGTAACGAGCTTAGATTCTGCGCATGCAGTCTACGCTTTTCAAACACAGGAAAGACTAATTTATCAAGCGTTGCGAACTTTCCGAGCGTATAGATCTTGTAATAAGCTGGGTTAGTCCGCTTTAAATTCTCGATAGTAGCAATGTTATCTGCATCTAAAAAACGGTTGTCCTTGTAAGTTGAGTGATGGATAACAACACGATCGTGATCAATTTCTACGTTTGGATCAAACCACTGTTTGTAGGTCCAATTGACCTTGCTGACAGGATTAAACATTGCAAACAGTTGGCGTTGCGGGTGTTTAGGTTCACGTAAACGTAAGGTCAACTGCGTAAAGTCATCTAACGTAAATTCGCTTGCTTCTTCCATAACGACATCTGAAATATTTTTGATGGACTTGATTTTTTCAGGATCGTCCATCCCTTTAAATAAAAAGATCGCGCCATTAGGTAACTTAATAGTGCGATCCGAATTATTTATTTTGCAAAACTGCAATATATTCCAGTTGCTTAAACAGTCTTGAACGTCAGCGAATATAGAATCTTTGATTGTTCTGTCGACTTTGCGCAACCACAAAACCTTGCGTGGATATTTCCAATTCGACAGCGATTTAAGAACGACTTTCTGTACGACACCATGCGATTTGCCGCTTGACGCACCACCATACCAAACTTCGATAAATTTTGAATAATCTTTCAAGCTATCATAGATCTGCTTATTGAAGACTTTGCTGGGTTGCGGGAAATTTAAACTAATCGCCATCCCACTCACCTACTCCAACATTGATCGTCATATCGCCTGAAACTTCCTTTTTATCGGTCCACGCTCCATAGCGTTTGCCGATCAGTTCCATTGCACGAATACGATCGCCAGTTTTCACACCGATCTCAACAACATCACCCGAATTTGTGACTTGTTCTTCAACAGTTTCGCCACGAGCAATTGCTGTTAATCTCTGTATGACTTCTTTCATGTCCATTGTTTTTTCGTCTTCTATTTGCTTTAGACGTTCATCAATGTAAGTCTTGATTGTAGTATTTTGTAGTAATTTACTTGCGTTAGTATTTGCGTATTTTTCCGAATAACCCGCTTTAATTGCAGACTGAGTAGCATTTCCAGTGATAATATACTCGTCAGCAAAATTCTTCTGTTTTGGTGTTAGTTTCCTCACAACATATCACCCACCTCCAAAGTAGTTTTATTATGGCTATTACTTAGCCATAAGCTTGTCCATGAGTTGCTTTTCTTTCAAAACTTCACTCTCGAACTTTTTATGTTTTTTCTTGCTTAGATCGTTATTGATTTTATTGATCAAATATTCTTCTAAGCCACAACTAACTAATCCTGCGCTTTTCGTATTTCTCATCTTACAATTGACTCTCTTCAAAAACGTGTTGATCAGCTTTTGAGTAAACATCAACGTATAACTCTTTCTTGTCACCGTTGTAAGTAAACTCGTAATACTCATCCGAACCATCAACACCTAGCAGTGCTTTGTTGTGTTGAAGCGTCTTACAACTCCAAACGATAAACACATCATCAGCGTCTGTATTATCAAATCTGTTGTAATCGTTGACGATATCTAAAAGTTTTTCGACGCATAGATCTAAGAATTTTCGTCCGTCCATAAAAACATCCTCCTAAGCAAAAAAGAGCCAGCTTTCACTGACTCTAGAATATTATCAAAATAAAGACCCGGGCTGGGCTCGAACCAGCTAGCCTTCCGCTACTCTTCAATACCGGGCCGTTTTGCCACGCTCTCGGATGTGGCAAGGACTTAACGCGCCCACACGCAGTAGATCGTGCTACTGTCACTAGCAAACTTATTTAACGACGCTTTGCAAACGTCAATAAGCATTTTGGATATCGTAGGATTCCCCATCACGGGAACAATATCATCTTAGCATGATATGATGACTACATTTCTTCGCTATTTTGACTATAACTTGACGCAACTTTGACGCTAACTTGACGCTTTTTGAATTTCTCTCAAATCGATACGATTTTCTTGTACGCACAGACGTTCAGCAAATTCTACTAGCGCTGCGATCTTCAATTCGTTATATCGTGTCGTGCTGTATTTGACTTTTTGAGCTACTCGCCAATCTGGCCAAAATTCAATATAACGATAAAATAAGATGATCTGATTTGTTTTACTGCAGTGATTGATAGCGACATCAATATCTTTTAAGATACTTTTTGCTTTCGCTGTGTCGCTTGTGATGTATTTGATAGCAGACTCTTCTTGACCGTTGATCGTGCTAGGTGATTTAGGCATTCCATCGTAGTTAGGTGAGCGAAAAAAGCTTGTTTGCTCATCTGCAAGACGTAACAATCTTTCAAAATCTTTCTCGAAAAATTTTTTGACTTTTTTAGCTGTCGCACGTTCATCGACCACTGGGAATAAACTTGATAATTCCATGCTTTCGCTCTCCCTTATGTTATAATTAGTTGTTGAATTTTATTGGGAAAGCGTGGTGTCTGCTCACTGCGCTTTTTATTTGTCCTACTCCTTGTTTAAAAGAAGTTCTGCGATAAAGCATAACCATTTAGTGATGACCCACATAAACAAAATAATCGTCATAAGTAACGTAAAAAAGGCAAAGTTCCAATC